TTACCTTTAGAGTTTTCTACTGCACCTATATCAGTAGTTTCTGTTGATCCTAACCTAACATTTAATGCATTTTTATATTCACCTGGTGGAATTAAGCGTTCATCAACGCTCTTGTTCATTCGTCCCGCTATAAAATTAGTGTTAATATCCATTTTATTTCAACCATTTGTCCTTACCTCTCATACTCATTAGTAATCGTCCTGGCTGGATATTACTTAATCTAATTTTTGCGTTTCTTAATAATGATGACTTGTCTTTTCTTGCTCTATTTACAACATATTCTTGCACACCTAACTTGTTGTTTAAAATCGAATATCTTATATAAGCATATAAATACTCTTCGAACATTTTGTTTACACTTATTTTGTCATTATCACCATTTTCCATACCATCAGATATGTACTCCATAACAACTGATGAGTTTGCCATATCAGAACTAAAATAAATAGCTCCTGTTTGTCTATCAATTGTAAAAGTTGGGTTTATGTTAGCTGTCTCAGTATTTAAACCAAATCTATCGCCTATTGCAAAATTAAAGTAATATTCACCATCACAACATAATCCCATTTGTCCATTATATGGTCCTGGTCCTAAATATAATTTTGACATACCACCTTTAATTCTACTTAAGTCTACTTCTGAATTTGCAGGACTAACTGCATTACCTTCTGCATCAAAAATTATTTCATCATTTGCATCTTGTAAATATGACTGAGCAAACATTGTTTGTATGTTTTCAACTAAAGGAAATAAAACACCATTCATATATTTTGAAATTCTAACGTAGTTTACATAGTCTGGTGGTAAAATAAATCTTATTTCTTCATCTACATTCAGTTGTAGAATTTTTATTTGTTTCATTGCATCGTAATTCAATTCTTGAATACCACGTTTAGCATGAAACAATACTTGATATCTTTCTATATTATTAATTATCTCATTGTTACCTTGATACATTAACATAAAATTAGATACAATATCATTTAATGTTACATATTGATATGAACCCCAATTTTTATCTGTTGGGCTTACTCCGTTATTTTCGTAATATTTATAATTTGAAATATATCCCATATCTTATTGCTGTGTTTGTGTTTCTTGTAAATCTTCTTGTGTACCAAATTGATACACATCTTTTTCTCTAATCTCTATTCCTACATACTGACATATTCTGGCTATCAGTCCGTTTCTATCTGAATCAGGTAATTCAAAATCTTGATATCCACTTAATGATTGGTTAAATAAAGGTTCTCCGCCAGACAGTTGACTATAAGTCCAGTTAGGTGCTTTTGGATATCTTACATATTGAGTTTTAATTTGACCAGCTTGTCTTATACTTGTTGGATAAACAGTTATTACATTACCTCCTAACACATACGCAGGATACTGATTAGATGGTGCAGTCAAAGTAGAACTTGTTAAATAAAATATTTTGTTTTGACTAACCCTTTCTACTTCGGTTATGTTAGTGTTATCATAGATAGAATAATTTTCACCACCTAAAGCTACATTAAATATAGTGTTCGATATACTTAATACATTAGTAGAATCTACAGCTGTAACAAAAGCTTGGCCTAAAGTTGTTGAGTCAGTATTTACAACAATACTATTTGTTGGAGGAAACTGTGGTATATTAAAACCACCAGCAACAATAAAAGGTGTTCCATTAGAATCTAATTTTTTAGGTAAATTACCTATTTGAGTAGTACCACTTACTAATAATGTTGGGTAATAAAATATTTTATTTATTAAGTAATAATCTGCTGGTAAGTTAAAAGTGTTTTCATTTACTTGAGTTAAAAAAACTTCTTCAGAAAAAGAGTCAATAACTTCTACTAAACCTTTAACAATATCAGCATATCCTGTACCTGACTGTCTAACATTTTCTTTATTAATAAACTGATTATACTGATAAAAATAATCTTCAAATATATCCAACTGTGCTTGTTGAGCATATAAATTAAAATCTTGAGGAGACAAGTAACCATAATTATTTTTATTAATTACAGCTAAAACAGTGTTCCTTATTTCGTTAATCATGGCCATAGAAAATGTAATTTTATCTTTTACAAATATAGCAAAAAAAAAGAGGTTACTTTTTTTGTAACCTCTTCTTAATATAGTGTCTAAGTGTTAACCTATAGTCACGCTTTCAACAACCACTTGAGAGCCATTAAAGATTGGCATCAATGGTCGAACTACCGCAGGACCAGGAGGTTCTGGTAAATTAATACCTACAGCTCCACGAACTAAAGCAGTTTCTATAGCTGAAGCTACAGCTCTACCTGTTCCTTGATCTGAGTGAGTGATAGTAACTACATCAGCACCTGTATTTACAACGTTTAAGAACATCTTAGTAGTAGTTGCATCAGTTCTATCTACCGCTACAACATTATCTATCAAATATAATTTGTTAGAATTTGAGGATTGATCAAAAACAGAATAAGTATCTCCATCACCAAACATTGCTGCTTGTGATGTTTTTATTCTGAAATTATCAATAACACCTCCACTTAATATTGTACCCGTTACGTTGTCAGATGTGTTTTCAACTACATCGTCTATAGTAACAGAAGATAAGAAAGTTGCAGTAGGATCATAAACCTCTGTTGCTAATGGTTCAATTGTAAAATTGTCATCAAACTCTCCAGCTGCAGCAAAAATATCTGCAGTTAAAGTTAATGATGTTTCGTTAATTAAAGCCGCTACAGTAGTTTGTGTTGTTGCTGTAGTGTTTTTAACAATATCACCAACTCTTACTTTACGTGCTGTAAAAGTAGCACTTGAAGCATTTAGCTGTTTTGGCTTTCTTATATTATAAGTTTCACCACCAGCAGGAAACAATGCTGTAGTACACGTAATTTGAGTTTCTGAGTCTACACTTAAAACCGCACCAACTGTTGCAGTTCCATTATAAACTAAGTCATTTGCAGCAATTCCATCTGTTACAAATGTTGCACCTGCGTCTGTCAATCTTGCTGGAATACTTGCGTTGTTTACCGTAGAAACAGTAAAAGTACAGTTTGTACCACCTGCTCCGTTTATCGTTAAAGTATCAGAACCTGCATAACCTGTACCAGCTGCATTTACAGTAATAGTAGTAACATTTCCACCACCACTAACTACTACGTCAACTGTACAGTCGTTATTTCCACCTCCAGTAGTTGCCACACCAGTAGTAGTTCCAGGATTATACCCTGTGTTAGTACCACCTGGTCCACTAATAGTAGCTACATTTCCTTGTGCTGCATTTGTACCAGTTGCAAGAGTTGTTGACGCTGTTGAATTTATTACCAAGTCCATAGTGCCTGAAGCTGCTACGGAGTTTATTGGTATTTCTAAATATTTAGCTGTCATATTATAATTATTTTAAAAATTAACTAAAAACTACTGTATCAATAGTCACTTGTACAGGAGTTGCACCACCAGCTGCTCCAGGAAAACCTGCTCTTGGAGATGGTACTACAACATCAAATAATGGACTTGTCCATCCTGTTGATAATGCATCAGATACTGAATTTTGAATTAATATTCTCATATTTCTACACTGATCAGCATTTCCTCCCATAAAATTTGTTGGTGGATCTGGTGGTGTAGCTATCGCTTGTGCGTAAGATGGTAGAGCTGTGTGTGTTATTGCACACTGATCAAAACCAGTTGCACTATCTGAATATTTAATTGTACATACAGTAGCAGACGTTTGTTCTATAACTGCTATGTTTTGTATTGGTATGAGGACTTTACCACCAGCAATTGATGCTGCAGCATTGTCTACTCTTAAAAATTTTGTCATTGCCATAATAAAAATAAAATTAAGGGGTTAATAAAGTACAAATATAACTAAATTAATCTCCCTTATTTAAGCTCTTCTTTAGCAATTTAAAAGTTTCTAAACCATCATCACTTTGAAAAAATGATGCTACAATATAATATGGATCTTCACCGTATGGTACACTTAACATTCTTTTCTTATTTTTTGGTAAGTTAAAATGCACATCTTTATTTGCGTTTTTAAACTGTAACAAGTCATTAGAAAACATTTGTATTACTGTGTCTTGAAGTTCTAACATCGGATCATTAAGTATACTTAAAAACTCTAATGGTTGGTTTTTTGCAAACATCAACACATCTCTTCTTAACTCAGCTGATGACATTTTATCTACAGCACCACCCATAAATACTCTACATACTGTAACTAATTTATCTACAGTTAAGTCTTTTGCTTTTATTTGTGCATCTAAAGCATCTTCAACTTGCTTTAACTCTGCTGCTGCATCTCTTTCTTCATTAATTTCTTCAAATACCATACCATTTTGTGGATGATAATGTAGAAACTGTTGTAATACTTGATTGTTTTTTGGAACACTTAAAAACCCATCTTCAAATACTATAGGTTCTAATATTGCATTTCCATCTTGCTCATCTTCAAAAGGAGACTTTTGATTACGTGCATAACGCAATGGTCTGTTAATACCTTCCTCTTCATCAAAATGTAATAATGGATATCTGCTTGAATGTCTTGATGCTAACATATATGATAGCGGTGCAACATTTCTTTTTAGTCTGTAAGATTTATCGGAAAATCTTGAATTTGTTTTTTTCATAATAATATTTAATTTAATTTAATTTAAAATAAAGGGGGGACGAATCCCCCCTTAGTTAATTTACTTCCGCTTAAGCGTTGAATAGGAAGAAGTTGTTCGCACCTAAAGTACAAACAGCTCTTTCAGTCAAGAAGTTCACCTGCATCTTATCGATGTCAGTTGTTGCTGCTCCTCCTGCTGAACCTGTAATCCAAGTCTTGTAACGTCTGTCTTCAGTTTCTGAAGCTCTGTATCTAACATGTAAGAATGGTCTTTTTGCGTTCTTACCTAAGATTTGGTCATATACAGTAGTAGAACCAGCTGGAACCATAAGTCCATTGAT